GAAATGGAACTACTGAAGCTCAAAGAATACCAAGAACGCTCGTACGCCGAGATTCCCAGCCACGAAGGGTGGGTGCAGTATGGCGACGACAACCTCTTCCCGCAGTACCTCATCGACCTCTACAAGTCGAGCGCGACGCACAACGCCCTCTGCACTTCTATCGCCATGATGATTTTCGGCGACGGTGTACAGGCAAACACGTTGGACGCGCGGCTCAAGATTGAAGAGTGGGGGCTGGACGATGAAATCCGCAAGGCGTGCGTAGACCTGAAGATTCAAGGCGGCTTCGCTTTGGAGGTGGTGTACAGCATCGACCGCACGACCATCTCCAAGGTACGGCATTGCCCCTTCGAGAACCTCCGCTCGGGTGAGGTCGACGAGGATGAGCAATGCCATTGGTACTGGTACTCCAAGGATTGGGCGGACAAGCGCGAGGAACCCATCGCAGTCCACGCCTTCGATCCTTCCATGAAGAACGAGCACCCGACGCAAATTTTGTACGTCAAGCCGTTCTCTCCCGGTTCCTACTACTACCCCAAGCCCGACTATATCGGTAGCATCGATTACATCGAGCTCGACAAGGAAATCGGGAAGTACCACATCAACAACATCAAGAACGGCCTCGCCCCTTCGTTTACGATTCACTTCAAAAACGGGGTGCCCGCAAGCGAGGAGCGACGCAAGATTCGCAACGACATCGAACGTCAACTTGCAGGGGCTACCAATGCGGGCAAGTTTATCGTCACATACTCGGATTCACCCGAGAGGAAACCCGATTTTGAGCCGTTCCCGCTCTCGGATGCTGACAAGCAATACCAGTTCCTTTCGACCGAAGTGTCGGACAAAATCATGATTGGACACCGCGTGGTGTCTTCGGCCATGTTTGGGGTCAAGACGGCGGGACAGCTTGGCAATACGCAAGAGCTGGAAATCGCATCGGAACTCTTCGACCGTCAGGTGGTCAAGCCATACCAACGCATCGTGAAGAACGCGGTGGAATCCATCCTCGGAGCGGCCGACGCCAACGCCATCGTAACCATCAGCGAACCCGAAGCGGTGCAGATTCAAGCCTCGGAAGAATGCCACCTCATCGACGACGTAGCCGACTGGCTTATCGAACAAGGTGAAGTCATGGACGATGACCAGTGGGTTCTCATTGACGAACGTGAATACGACGCGGAACAAGAACAAGCACAGGACGCGCAATGGCATTTTGCTATGCGTGTTCCCGGTGGCTCTTCCGACTCTGCAACGGCTCCCGATAACCGCAGCCAAATCGACAACGACATCGTCAAAATCCGCTACAAATACGACGGCGATTCACCCGGGCAGCGGGACTTTTGTAGCAAGATGATGGCCTCCGGTCGAGTGTACCGTCGCGAGGATATTGTTGGGGCGAATTGGCCCGCTACTTTGGGCGGTGCTTCAGCCCGTGCCGTGAATCCCGGCTTCGGGCCAAATGGCAGTGACACCTACGACCTGCTCCTCTATAAAGGCGGCCCCAACTGCCGCCATCGGTGGATCCGTCGGACGTACTTGAAGCGTGACAACAAGCGCATCAGCGTGAACCGCGCCCGTCAAATCATCAGCCAACTACCGGAAGCTGAACGCCGGGCCAACCAACTCCCAACACAAGATCCACGCATCTCGCAAATTCCTGCGGCAATGCCCAACAACGGCTATTTGAACCCTCGATAACATGGCACTACAAGCAGAAGTCCTATTCGTCAACCCTGACTACATCAAGCGCATCACCCAACTCAACGGTGGCGTGGAAGATGCGGTCATGGTTCCGGCCATCATCTTGGCACAGGACAAGTACCTACAACAATACCTCGGCACGGACCTCTTGAACAAGCTCAAGGCCGACATCAGCGCGGGAACGGTGGCGGGTGCGTATGCCACGCTCCTCGACTCGTACGTTCGCAAGGCGACGGTCTGGTGGTCAATGGTTGAGATGCTTCCCAACCTCTACGTCAAACTCGACAACGGGGGGTTGGTTATCCGTACGGCGGAAAACACCCAAGCAATCGGCCCCGACGACCTCCACCGCGAGATTGAGAACGCACGGCAAAACGCGCAATTCTACACGACGCGGTTGGTGGACTACCTCATGTTCAACTCCAGCTCGTTTCCTGAATACACGAGCAACACCGACGCGGACATGATTCCGGAATACACGGCCTACTACCAGAACGGCATGACCATCTCCATCGGTGCCGATGGGGTCGACCCGGACTTGGGCCGTAAACTGTTACGGACTATTCGATGAGCCGACAGGACAATATTACTCGACTCAAAAAATGGCTACATGAACAGCGAAGCGTGGATAACTTTGGTGCCGTCAATACTCACGGCGGTCGGGGTTTGGGTAAACTTGAACAGCGAGGTGGCAAAGCTGAAGGGTCGGGTGTACCGACTCGAGAGTGACCAAGGAGAGCTGAAGACGATGCTCAAGGAGTGCGTCGAAGGTATCCACGAGCTGAAAGTGCTCCTCGCCAAAAAGGGACTCTGATGTACAAATATTTCAAACTCTCCGAGTTCGACAGCCCCGACAGCCCCGGCTCCGGGGAGTTGATGGAGCCCCAAGTATTGGAGGCGTTGGATGTGGCCCGCGACATTGCGGGCTTCCCTTTTATTATCACTTCGGGGGTGCGCACAGTAGCGCACAACAAGGCGGTCAACGGAAGTCCAAAATCGAGCCATCTACTCGGGTGGGCTGTGGATATTGCTGTGCCCACTTCCCGCAAGCGGTTCCTCATGATTGAGGCGTTGCTCGATGCGGACTTCACCCGCATAGGTATCGGCAAGGATTTCATCCACGTTGACATGGACCCAAACAAGGAGAGCAATGTGACGTGGGTATATTAAAACACGCATGGAATTAACCCGCAAAAGCAGGACGGTGCACGCCGTCGATGTCAACCTCCCCAAGCGGGGAGCCTCTGACAACTTCCTCTTCATCTCGGACATTCACTACGACTCCGTCAAGTGTGACCGCTCCCTCCTCCACAGGCACCTCGAAGAGGCGCAGAACTTGGGGGCGGGAGTTTTCATTTTCGGGGACTTGTTCGATTTGATGCAGGGCCGCTTCGATCCCCGTGGCAACTACTCCGACCTTCGACCCGAATACAAGTCGTGCGTCTACGTCGACGAGGTCATCCAAGACGTAGGCGAGAAGCTGTCGAAGTACGCCGATGTCATCAAGTTCATCTCCAAGGGCAACCACGAAACGAACATCGAGAAGCGTATGATGGTCTCACCCATCGACAGGGTGGCACAAATCATCAACGCCAACGGCGGGCACGTCGAGGTCGGAGGGTATGCAGGCTGGCTCGTCGTACAACCCCACAGGAACGGCTCTGGACGGCGTAGATTCAACGTTCACTACCACCACGGATATGGAGGAGGGGCAAAGCGTTCAAAGGGCATCCTTGGGGCTGATATTGACCAAAAAGATTTTCCCGACGCGGACTTCATCTTGCGAGGGCACGACCATCAGAAGTGGCACCTGCCCGTCACCATTGACCGCATCAGCCAAACCTACCGCGTAGAACAACGCACCGTCCACCACCTACGCCTCGGAAGCTACAAGAAGCTCGGGGACAGGTACGCAGGATGGGCCACCGAGAAGAACTTCGCCACGCCACGCCTTGGAGGATGGTGGGCACGAGTGCAGGAACGCCAAGACGAGTACATATGGGAAGTGCGGGAAGCAACCTGAACCCGTGGGTCAAGGTCATCTCGGCCATCGACATCACGCAAGTATTCAAGACCAAGGGCGACATCCGACGGTGGAGTGCGAAACGAACCATCGGGGGTGCAGTTGTGCTCGAAGCTCTTTGGCAGATTCATGAATTTGGACTATCTTGGGAGGGCATTGTTTTGGCTGGGGTCGGCGTGACCCCTCTCTGCCTCTCGTTTTTCGAGAAGGAATAGGTGCATTTAGTGTTATTTGGTGAAGCCCTCCGAAACGTCGGGGGGCTTTTTCTTTGCGTAAATGAAAAAAAAGTTTACCAAACCCTTGACAAATGAAAATTTGTTTCTATCTTTGGGTCATGAATAACACAGGAACGCACCCCAACTTCACGGATTTGTTGAAAGACGAACACTTTGTTGCTATCTACCGGGACTGGGAATACCACACGAGCATTGAGCATCCAGCCGCTGAAATGCTTTACGAATACATGGTGGAAGAGTTCAACTACGAAGCATAAACCAATCACCAATGGACGCACCAATCACCAACTACGGACAAGACGAAGCCTTCCGCCTCATCGTGGAACTCCGCAAAAACGTCTTCCCCAAGATGACCGACGAAGAGCTCGTCAGCTTTCGGAAGGACATGGCCTACTACCTCGACACCAAAAACCTCTAAACAATGCAGTACAACGGATGGACCAACTGGGAAACATGGCAAATCTTGCTGTGGGCTTCCAACGACGAACACTTGTACAACGCCACGACTGAGTTTGTGGGATGGGCCTCACGCTTTTCGGCCTTCGACTACAAGTGCAAAAAGTTCTTCTACGATATGTTCCCCGACGGAACGCCCGACATGGATGGCGTGGAAGACATGGAGGCAGTCAACTGGAAGGAGATTGCTGAACACCTCGAAGAGTGGAACGACTAAAAACACAAACAATGCTCAAGCCAAACAAAATCGCACGGACGGTCTACCCTGACCAACCCTGCACCGACTTCAACGAGTGGAGCGCGTCAATTACTCGCGCTGAAATCCAACATAGCGCGGACGACTTCAAAGCCAAATTCGACGCGCTGTGGGATGCCTTCAAACGCGACATCCAGCGGAACTCATGAACCGCTACGAAGTCCACTATCACTACGGCCACGACCGCGACGACTGGCGTACGATGTCCTTCGTGGCTACCGACATAGAGTCCGCCCGCAACCTCGCCATCAAATTGGTGCCGATGGACTACAACATCGGCCGCGTCTACGAGAAAGAACCATTTAA